CACTCAGGAGGTAGTTCGCCAATCTCCTTGTCCAACAGGTCTTGGAACTGTAGAAGCTGCATGGGAGACTTCATCTCAATCGCTTGAGGAGTCAGGCCGAACCAAGCGGAGTGGGCGCAATTGAACGTCATGACTGACGCCCAGTTCTTTCGACTGTAGTTCGATTGAGCGCACTCCATTTCAGTCCCTATGTATTTCCTTTTGTGGAGACTGTCGTAATCAGGATGCTTTACGACCTGCACGGCGAAATTCGGATTGGCAAGGTCAGCCAATTCGGCAATATCACCGAGGCACATCATATCTGAACCATCCATGAAAATGGCGTTTCCTTTGAAGCCTGCCAAAGCAGGAACAAGGAATCTGGACAATGTGAATGAGTTGCTGCCCATTGGCAACCCCATTGAGGCAAGTGGAGTGATCCGGACTGGCCTTGAAGCTCTGCGGATTACCGATGAAGCGAAGACATGAAACCCAGCGGCCTCCCGTTCGTCATAGCCGACAAAGAGGTTGATTGGCTTCATGCTGGCTTGATGGCTTCGAGTCGGAAGTCGCGACAGTCCCGGCCAGCAGGATGGAAGACTGTTTGGTATTCCTTGATCTTGATAAACCCGGCCTGCTCAACCAAAGGCTTCAAAGTCTTGAAGCACCACCCCCAGCGGTGAAGCATCCAAGGATCCTCGAATCTAGGATCTCCGTATGCTCCCCAATATCCCAGTTGGTCCGGATGCTTACCACCCCTCATGACGCCATCAATGATGTTTTGGCAGCACTTGATAATGTCAGGCATTTCCAAAACCAACCTGCCGCCAGGCTTCAGAACCCGGAACCATTCATTCAAAGTCCGCTGAACATCCCATGGAAGAATATGCTCGACCAGATGGATAGCCATCAATTCTTCGGCGGAGTTGTCATCAAATGGAAGTTCATTCGCCAATGCCACAACGTCAGCGCCGGGACGCTCAACAGCGTCAACGCCTGTGAATCCTGGGATGCGTTTCCCACCGGCACCAATGTTCAGTTTCATTTAACGACTCTCTGAGCAAATTCCCAAGCCTCTGCCGCTTGGGAAGGCTTCCATTGCCAGTAGGCAAGTTTACTTAAAAACGTTTCCCGCTGAGATAAATCTTTCAACCACTTCGCCGCCCCGTCTTCACACATGAATGGGACATTTGAAATGATCGCGTCTATGCAGCAATTGGAATGCCTTGCATAGACAAGCGAAGCGCCTACTAACAAATCGTTGAAGTCCTTCTTCCTGTCTGTAGCGACTCCGGGAAGTTCCACTTGGTCCCGGCCCTTCGGGCGAAAGATGATCTTCTTTCCCCTCTTGCGGAGTTTCGCAAAGGCTCGCCGCTCCCAAGAATGTTCATTCAGGTAAGCGCGAGACTTCCTGCCCATCCCCACCAGGATCACCGGGCCGTTAGGATCGTGAACATCTCGAAGAGTCACGCCTAAGTCTTTGTCCGTAGGTGTTTTGTCCAACCACCTTTGAGGATGGTCATCGTTGATGGACATGCGGAAATTGTTCTTCCTGTCTGTATAGCCAAGATCCCAGATCAGAACCTTCCCGCCATTAGCGATGTGCCGATTCCTCGCGGAGTTGTGCTCAGGAGCCCCAACCCCGTACAGGATCAGCCATTCCGTGTTTCCTTGGTAGACCCTCGTAGAAACAGAATCGGGAATGACCTTCTCCAAAGCATCCAGCATCGGATCCCCCGCTTTATGGATGCTTCTCAGAATCTCGACAGCCACTCTCTCAACCTTTCCGCGCACTGGTCAACCGACATGGCATTACCCAAAGGTTTAGACCGTTCCTTGTAGGACACCATTTCTTCCAATGCTTCGCACAACTCTTCTTCAGTGTCAGCCCACTTCACACCAGGTCCGGCAGTCTCCAGATAACCAGACTCCCGATTGCAGATGATCGGGATACCGGAACCCTGAGCGTTTGCTAACTTCACGTTCGACTTCCATGCTCTAGGAGCGTAGCCTTTGGCGTCTCTCAGAGCCACCAACAAATCAAGACTGGTGATGGAAGGAGGATTCATCACGAAGTTCCAGCCCTTCGCCTTGCATTCTCTCTGGAGGATGGGAAGCCACTTCCCAAGATACTTAACCCCACCTTCGTACCCGAGATTCAAAACATCCGCCCGAACCGGAGTCTTGTGAAGACCAGGACGGTAGTGATGCGGAAGCCAGAGGACCGGACCGGAGTAGAAACTCTTCAGGTCGTCCATCATTGCATGAGTCGCAGCGATGATCCCGGCGGGCTTGAGCAGGTAGACAGTGGTCTTCAGCCACTCCAGGCATTCCGTTCGACTCCACGAGTTACCGATAGGCTGCGGGAAGGCGTCAACCACATCCCAGATGATCGGCTTACCCTTCAGCCTCTGGAGAAGTTCAGGAGTCGCCCGCTTGACCAAGATGATCTGATCGAACTCGTCTACCTGTGTGGCATTTGGAATGACCTTAGCCCCCAGAGCCGTGCCGAGCTGGACGCCTCGGATCTGGAAGCTCCCGGAAGTCCCCCGTCCAGTGACTAGGACACGAGCCATTTGAACGGATCCCCTCTGCGGATTTCCTCGATCCGCCAGTTAGCCCACGCAAGTTCACGAAGCATGGTCAATCGCCCATAGTCCGTGCTCTCGCATTGCCCTATCCAATTTGGCATATGGGACTCAACCTTGATCCCCCACATCAGCGCCTTGATAGCGGCCCCAGATCCCCAAGTGCGAACCAAAGAAGCATTGGCTAGGTCTTTCTCGAGAGGAACTGATTGATTTCTTCCCGGATGCGGTCGAACACGTCCACTTGCTTTCCATCCACGGGGCATCGCAACTTGAGGCGGACCGATTCCCCTTTGAGGCAGGACAACGACTTCTCCTCCGTCTGGTCGCCAATCCTGAAGATGTACGCCCAAAGAGTCCCATCGGGATCTGTCTCCAACAGGAAATCTGCCTCTGGTGTTATGAAAGCTTTTGGCAACGTGGTACCACCTGTCTCCAGCGAACTCATTTCCGAATGAAGCGTTCTCGACGACTAGGACGGATTTTCCATCGGCCTCGAACCTATTGCAAATCTCGTGAATAGGACCGATGCGATTCCAAGTTACCAGGATATCTCTTTCTCCCCATGAAGTCGGATTTCCTGCGACGACTTCATACCCACATCTTTTCAAACCAGTCTCGAAGGCTTCTCGCCTTTCGTGGACCGTGTATCTCAAATTCAGGAATGCGCGCATCAATCAGGAGGGCCAGCCAAAACCGGCCACGTATCACCAGCGATATTCCCTCCAATCGTCGACGCATAACGAGATGGAGAAGTAATTCGATACCCCTTCATGGTGCCAGTGAAGTAAGCAGAATTGTCATATTGCTGTCGTCCAATATTCATCGGCAGGGAAGATGCACCGTAGTTGGTGTCATCAACGAAGTCTCCCTGAAACTCATTGTTGACATACGCCGAAGTCCTGAAGACGCCAGGAGAGACCTCGACTTTCTGAACAACCACATGAGCCAACGTGCCAAGTTGAGAAGGGTAGTCACTCCCTGACTGCATAGCCTGACCACCTCCAACATCCGAGAACCACCCTATCGCCCCATCTCCAGGAGGAGGTAGATAGGAAATCCAGTTGTTACTCGTGATGTTGTCGAAGAAGTCGATCAGGCTCTGATAACCGCTTGTATTGCTCGTCTCACCCCACCATTCCACCGTGAACGTCGAAGTTCCAAACGCAAAGTCTGATTGGTTGTCCGCGACTCTCTGAGCATCATCCCCAGTGAACACCATGTCATCTCCAGAAACGTTCACCGTCCCGACGATACTGGTGATCGTGTGCCGTCCCTTCCTGTCGACAATGGACCCGCTCACCACCGCACCAAGAAGTCGGACATTGGCCCACAAAGGATCCGTCGCACCACCAGATGCAACATTCACTTCTTCGGTCACATAGGAACTCCAGCCAATATGATTCTTGGCTCGGAATGAGATTGTGTAAGTCCCATCTTCTGCGTATGTATGGGAAGCGTCTTGAGTCGTACTGACTGGGCTTCCATCGCCCCAATCCCACTCCCACGCCATTCCGACAAACCCAGCAGGCGCAGGAGGGTAGGTCGGATAGAAACCAGTGGCCGAGCCCTCAACACTCACGTTCAGTTCATCAATGGTGATCTCATCAATCGCCACAGTCGGCGGAGTCGCAATCCATCCACCGAAAATGTCTATCAGCGTTTGAAGTTGCAAGGCTTGAAGCTCTGTCATGCCTCCGCCCTTACCACCACCACCGGAAGCCCCGTGGATGCCTTGCGGACCTCTGAGGTCTACGTACTTCCCCCAGCCTCCGTCCGGCTCTTCAAATCGAAGTCTCGTGCCGTCCCATTGATGGTCAGGCATCGGACCCATCGGACCTTCTGGCCCCTGCGGACCTTCGATGCCTCTTGGACCGCGCGGACCAACCGGACCCATAGGCCCCGGAGTACCTTGCTCACCCTGCGGTCCAGTCAAATCCTTTTCAACAGGCGGAGGCTTGGGAAGGAACTCTTCAGGGTCTTTGAACGGGTAGGCTTTCAGTGCCGAGTTAGGTGAACAGTTGTATATCTCCACCCCGGAAGGTCGATATCCATTGAACTGCTTCTTGAAAACATCGAACCTCTGAGGAGTCGGGTTCTTCAGTGGAGGAGGATGATCGCCAAAGTAGTGCGACCCGCCAAGGTCAACACCGAACAAGAGGATTCTCTTAGCCCCTTTGCTGACCGCTACCTGTAAAGCGAGAAGACCGGAATTGCTCCCTGACATGGCTCCGGCGAACTTTTTAACACCTCTTGGAGTTTCTATGCACAACCCACAGTACCGCTCGCCTTCAAAATCAAGCGCCTTCGGATTGTTTACCCACCATGTCCTGTCGCTTGACACTAGAACATCAGCCCACGGGGCAAGCTCGTAGGTGTTTGAAACTGCAATGACGTTCAGGCCACGGACGGAATCCGCGATCTCCTGCGACATGCTAGGACCACTAGCGAGAATCGCGAATGTATTCATTTGCGCAAAATCCTAGCCAGAACATTTCCCATTCCTTGCACTTCTCAACGGGATACTCTAATGCGTCAATCGCTAGGCAGTATGCTTTCTCTGCTCTCTGTCTCTGATCGATCGTAGTCCAAGTTTTGTTAGTAATAGCCCTCTCCTTAGCGAGTGCGTTAGCCTCTGCTGGAGAATATGTTTCATGCTTCTTCATCGCATCAATAACTTCACCGTATTTCCAACGGCTACACCGAGGGCCCATCTTCACCGGCTTCGGGAAAATTCCTTGCTTGATAAGGGCGTATATGGATGTGCGCTTTAAGCCTGTCAAAGATGAAACTTGATCGAAGTTAAGCCGCTGATCTTGATGGGCCATCTCTGGAATCTCTTGGCTAGTTTTCCGCATGTGTTCTCTCTATCGTGGTGTGGTTCGTAGAGAACAAATGTTAGCCTGCATAGATGCCTACGGTGATTATTATTTTAAATCGCCATTGATGCATCCATAGCATCACGCACCATCCGGATTCACGCCTTCGGATGTGAGGATGGTCATGTACTCAAGACCGGAATCCTTGTCTTTCAGGATCGCCTCGATGTTGAACACGAGCCCATCGTGCGCATGAAAGATGCGCATACCTGCATTGATCCCAGGATAGTTCCGGATGATGATCCGGCCAGTCACCTTCGATTGAGTGGCCTGACTTTGAATGAACTCCCTCCCTGAGAGTGGTTCAATCGCAGCCCACAACTGAGCGACTTCCTCCCACGCATACAGAACTTCCCCCGTGTCCTGGTCTTGGTCAACGTCGCCGTTGGAGTCCAGAAGAGGGGTTTTCTGTTGGAGGGATATTCTGTGGCGCAGCCGGCCAGCCGATAGCGTCATGCAACGGTACTCTTGCGAAGTGCGGTCAGGAGAGACGTAGGTCCGGCGCTCAGGACGTAGCCATGCCCCCAGTGAGAAGGAACAGCAGGCGTCCCGTCGCCATCCCGGAATCGGTACTGCACGGCGATCTCAACCAGCGTCGCCATCTTCACGACAGGCTTCACGACAGGACCGTTCGAGTCTTCAAGGATTACCGGGTCGCCATCCGAGTACAGGATAGGGTCGCCATTGGAGTCCAGGATCAGGACATACGCGCGCCAATCCTTCTTCAGCCAATGAAGAACGGCATCACTGACGCCTTCAATCGCCATGTTGATCCAGGAGTCACCCGCCGACGTATCGACAAGCAAGTGATCCTTGGCTTCCTGAAGAGTGACTAGAGCCATTTACTTATTCCTCATCATCTTCCTCTGCGCAGACAGAAGTTCCATCCTTGGCGAACTTGATCGCCATCTTTGCCTCTGCCTCTGCATCAATCATACGAGCTTCATATAGGACTTGATCGTAGTTTGCAGGCCGATGATCAGGCTGTACGCATTCTTGCACCAGATATAGAGCAGCGTCCAAACGACGATCTACGTTTTGTTGGTCCTCCTCTTCAGCAGAGGCTTCCAAATGCATCATTGCTTCCCAAAGAAGTTTCTTTTCTTCCGGCGTCATAGATTTTTCTCCAGCAGGTGATAGACGATTTCGTCTCTTATTGATTCCATGTCTTCCTGCAACCAGAAAACCCCGCACGCAGTTTCCATAAAAGGAACTAGTCCTAGTGACTTTAAAAACGTGGCCGACAAAGTAAAGCCAAGTCTCTTGCCGACTTCCGAAGTTGAAACCACCAAGCGGTCGTTGATTTCTGCTGCGATTCTGATCATGTCGATAATCATCAATCACATTGAAATCCATTTCTAGTAGCCAATCACTGATAAGACACTGGCGGACACTGGCGGACAAACAACCCGACGAACGGTCAATTAATCAGCTTGATAGGTGCGTCGGAAACGACTTTCCCGGGAGTGCCGCGCTCACCGTCTCGACCCTTGCGCGCCGCGATGATCCAGCCTTCATCATTCAAGCCCGGTTTCGACTGGCAGTCCTTGACGGCAATCCACAGAGAACCATCGTTCACCCAAGCGTCACCGGCCACAGCTTTAGTTCCTTCTCTCCAGTAACCCTTCGCCCGGATACCGCCAGCAGGGTAGCGAAGTTCCTTGGTTCGGCCTTGGCAAACCGCCTTCAGTGCGATCTCGTGAGAATCAGGCAGGTACTCGAGATCGAACGATTCAAGGCTCAGACCGTCCTTACCATCGTTCCCGTTCTGACCATCCTTGCCAACCACCTTACCTAGCGATTTCACTTCACCGTTCGTCATGGTGATTAGGAGAGAGCCGTCACGGTCGATCATGGCACCCGCAAGCCCAAGGCCATCCGCGCCTTTCTCACCTTTTGCACCAGGCTCCCCATCCTTGGCGGGGATTGAAATCACAGGCTCCATGCGCGTATGCATTTTCTCTAACGACGCTTCCAGATCCTTGATCTTCGCTTGCAGAGGCTCGACAGCAGCCCGGATGGCCTCGCCCATCGCCTCGCCGAACTTCTCTGGGTCAAACATTGGCACTCCTTCGCATGGCTGCGATTGCTTTTTGGGTCGCAACGATTGCTCGAGCTTCGGCAATCATGGCTCGTTCTTCTTCTGTGATCGTTTGGGGAGGCTCTTCAGGCTCAGGAGCAACAGGCTCCGGTTGATTGCTCAACATGTTCGGATCCCAAGTCTCACGATCAGCCAACATAGCCAATGGATAGTCTTGGTTCTGGCCCCACAACGTATCTCCGCCGCCCGTAGGCGCGAGATTGAACCGTAGACGGCCCTCATCGGGAGTCTTGATCTTTCCGCCGACCAGCTTAGTTTCCACTTCTGCCCTCTTGGCTTCGTCCATGCGGAGCAAAGGTTCTAGATCGAGTTGAACCGACAGCGGACGACTGATCTTCAGACCGTCATCTAGTAGAGCTTCCATGTGCTCAATGTGAGGCTGTAGAGCGTCCATGTAGTAGAGTTGATTCAGCCCATCCACGCCTAGTCCGGAGGGAAGATCACCGATCCCAACCTTGAACGGAGGAATCCCGAACGGCTGGCAGATCTGGATATCCGAATACTTCATCTGCTCAATCATCTGCGAGTCAATCGACTTCATCGCAAA